TTTTGGGTGAGCCAGATCTTACGCAAGAAGATGAAAGGCAGGACGATGAAACAAAAGACGAATATAGTGTTTCAGCTAACGTAGCCGGAGTTGTAACGCCTCTTGGGACTGGACCTGACGGCGGAAAAGGAAAAAAGAAGAAAAATTCTCCAAGAAAAAGAGCGATAGACGCTAATAAAAGAGCTTTCGGAGGCGGAGAGATATACAAGCCCGCAAAGAAAAATAAATAAATCGCTCTCGAAATCTTATATCTAATAATATAAGGTTCCAACATGAAAAAAACGAAACCACAATTCAACGTGGGCGATTTGATAGCAGTCTTTGGTGGAGAGATAAAACAAGAGACAGAAAGTGCCGACAAAGTTTATTTCTGTGAAATAATATCAGTCGGCCAAAGTGATCTAATGGTAGAAGAAAAGTCTGATTCTTATTCCGTTAGAAAGCTTTTTTATATAGTCCCTAAAGATATATGCGTTAAGATCGAAATTGATCCGACCGTTGTGGTCAAAGCGCGATGCTTGGAACCGAAGATTGGAGATTTAGTCCTTTCTTATATAAGAGAAGCGTTCAAAAAAGAAGAACCTGTTGAAATAACTGGAATATTGTATAAAATAGTTTATAAGTTCGGCCGGCCATCAAAAGCAACAATAATTCATGACAATGAAATGAAAGAAGTACCCTTTTCAAGTTTAATGGTTTTGCAAAGAAATTAAATTGAACAATTCACTATAAAGTTATAGATTTATTATGTGGTTATCTACCACACTTCAAACTAAAAATCTGCACATTTAAACATTTAAGGAGTTAAAAATGGCAATCGATCTAGATGCAATCCGCAAGAAGCTAAATCAGCTTTCTGGCAACAATTCAAAGCGTAATTCGATGTGGCGTCCCCAAGAGGGAGAAGATCACACAGTTCGAATTCTAGCTTTTTCTGATAACGACGGACAACCCTTTAAGGAGCGTTGGTTCTATTATAATATTGGCAACAATCCAGGCCTCCTTGCGCCTCACCAGTTTGGTCAACCAGATCCTATTCAAGATCTGATCAACACTCTTAGGAATGATGGAACTAAGGAGTCTTATGAGCTAGCTAAGAAGCTTTATCCAAAAATGCGAGCTTACGCTCCAGTGATTGTTCGAGGAGAAGAATCGCAAGGAGTTCGTCTCTGGTCTTTTGGAAAGACGGTGTATCAGTCACTTCTCAACTTGATGCTTGATGATGAAGTGGGCGATATTACAGATCCAACAACCGGCCGCGACATTAAAGTAACTTGCACGAAACCCCCCGGCCGGATGTGGGCCACGACTGAAGTTCGTCCTCGTATGAGTACTTCGGATCTAGCAGAGAGCGCAAAGCAAGCTAAGCAGTGGCTCTCAGAAATTCCAGATTTGGATGATTTGTACCAATGCAAAACTTATGAAGAGTTGGAAACTATTGTTAACGCATGGCTCAACGGAGATACTGAAGAAAATTCTAACGACTATGGCTCCACTCGTGGAGGAAACACGACAACTCAGCCGAAAACGCCTCAAACAACCGAGGCAGATAATTCTAAAATGGCTGAGAAGTATGCAAGTCTCGATGACGCTTTCGCTGATATCGAAAAAGATTTCTAAGATATAGATTAAAGCATCATCTTAATTTCGGGGCGCCGGCTTTCTTTAAAAGAGTTTAGCCGGCGCCTTTTTTGATGAACATCGAAGACTCTTTTTTTATATTACAATAGGAGAATTAATTTATGGCAAAAAAGAAAAAAGAAAAAACTCAAGCTGATGATTTTACTAGCGATTTAATAAAGCAGCTCAACAAGGAACACGGCTCTAAAGTTGCCTACAATTTAGAAAATGATGAATCTCCTACGCATATCAAACGCTGGATAAGCACGGGCTGCAAACAACTAGACTATATTGTTTCTAATCGTCCGAATGGTGGATTGCCAGAGGGAAGAATTATTGAAATATTCGGTCCTCCATCTATTGGGAAATCTCACATTGCTATTCAAATTGCACGCACAACTCAAAAAATGGGAGGAATTGTAGTTTATATCGATACTGAAAATGCTACCTCAGTTGAAAACTTGGGCAATTTAGGCGTTAACATTTCTAAACGTTTTGTGTACGTCGACACTCATTGCACCGAAGAAGTGTTATCAATAGCAGAGTCAACGATTCTAAAAGCAAGAGCGATGGAGAAGGATGTCCCAATTACTATTATTTGGGATTCTGTAGCGGCTTCTTCTCCGAAGGCTGAACTAAATGGTACTTATGAGCAAAACTCTATCGGACTTCAGGCGAGAGCTATTTCCAAAGGAATGCGTAAAATAACTGGCGTCATCGGTCAAACGAATGCTTTGTTCGTGATTCTTAATCAAATTAGAACTAAGATTGGCGTAATGTATGGAGATCCAACTACGACCCCTGGCGGGAAAGCAATTCCATTCCACTCTTCTGTTAGAATTAAGCTTGGAGCTGGCCAGCAGATCCAAAACAAAGACAAAGAAGTCATTGGTATCAACGTGTCTGCAAAGACTATCAAGAATAAAGTTGCGCCACCATTTCGGACTGCTAATTTTGAGATACATTTTGGCAAAGGTGTATATGAACACGAGCAAGTCTTTGATTTATTGAGAAAGCATGGTCCAGAAATCGTAGATGGAAACGAAATTAACATATCTGGTACAGGAGCTTGGAAAAATCTCGCAGTCGTAAATGTAGAAACGGGTGAAATTTTAGTAGAGAAGAAATTTTATAAAGCTGACTTTGGAGAAGTTTGGAAAAACCCTGAATATGAGCCGTATATTGAGAAGCTGCTTAATTGTTGTTTAGTAAAAACTTTAAAAGATCCCGAAAGCATGGATTTAGACATTGAATCATTTGAAGAAGTAAGATCTCTAGCAATGGAAGCAGATTTGTTATTAGAGTCTAATGAATAAAAAAGAAAGACCAATAGTTTTTATCGATGCTTTGAATTTTTTTATGCGTCATTTCACAGTAAACCCTTCAGTTGGTGTGAATGGCCAGCATGTAGGCGGAGCTTTAGGGTTCTTAAGGGGCTTGGGATATTTAGCCGATTTATTAAACCCAGAGTGTGTATATGTGGTCTGGGAAGGGGGCGGCTCGCCTCGAAGAAGAAACATATTTCCCGAATACAAGAAAAACAAACGACCAGTAAAGCTTAATAGGTTTTACGAGGGAGATATTCCAAACACGATAGAAAATCGAAACTATCAAGTTAATCTTATAGTCAACCTTTTAAAAAGGTCAGGCATAAAACAAATATACACCTCGGATTGCGAAGCAGATGATGTTATAGGCTACGTTTGCAAAAGAGAATTTAAAGAAAACCAAAAAGTGATAGTTTCGTCAGACAAAGATTATTATCAACTTTTAGAAGATGAAAAAATAAGAGTCTGGTCTCCAGGCCAGAAAGATTTCGTAACTTCTGAAAAAATTTTAAAAAAATTTGGTGTCACTGCTGCCAATTATTGCCTATGTCGATGCTTTACTGGCGATGGTTCTGACGGCATTCCGGGAATAAAAGGTGTTGGTTTTCGATCATTAGTGAAACGATTTCCAGATTTAGCTTCTTCTGGATCGATGAATGTAGAAGAAATAGTTAGTTTAAGTAGATCCAAAGCGGTGAACAGCAAACTTCAGATCTATCAAAATATCATCAAAGATGATGAAATAGTCAGGAGAAATTGGAAATTGATGTACTTAGATACTTCCAATCTCTCGTTTAACCAAATACAAAAAATAAAAAGTCAACTGGAATCCGAGATTCCAAAAATGAATAAAATGGATTTTATGAGGATTATTCTAAGAGAAGGAATTCAAGATTTCGATGTAGAAAAATTCTTCATGAGCATGAAAGCAATGAGCTATTAGGAGTAATTGTGCTATCAGAAAATTATGACGTGTCTCCCAGCTCGGGAGTTTCATATTTCTCTAAATATGGAAAGCATTTTCAAGAAAAAATATTTCAGGGTCTATTGACAGACCATCGATGGGCTGCCCAAATAATGGAGGTAATGCATCCTGATTTTTTTGAACTTAAATACTTGACATATCTTTCAGAAAAATACTTTTCTTATTTTGAAAAATATAATACGTTTCCCACTCCACAGTTGTTGATCTCTATAGTAAAGGAAGATTTATCTGATACTGGCGACATTCTTCTTAAAGAGCAAGTTGTAGAATTTCTTCATAGGCTCAAATCAAATCCAGATTTGGGAGACCAAAGCTATGTCAAAGACAAGGCTTTAGATTTCTGCAAATGCCAAGTTTTCAAAGAAGCTTTAGACAAGGCTGTAGATCTTATTTCTACTGAAAAATTTGATTCTGTTGTCGGGCTCATGAAAGAAGCAGTTTCTGTTGGTATGCCAAGTAGTTTGGGTCACGATTTTTTCGAAGATATGGACTCTAGATTTGTTAAGAATACTAGAATCGTAATCCCTACGGGTCTTGCTAGATTAGATGCACACGACATTTTGCGCGGAGGCCTTGGCAGGGGAGAAATTGGCGTCATAACCGCAAATACTGGCGTGGGAAAATCTCATTGGCTTGTGGAGATGGGCGCTAATGCAATGCGTGCTGGCAAAAATGTTGTTCATTACACTTTCGAGCTTTCTGAAGAAGCCGTTGGCCTCAGGTATGATTCAAATCTTTGTGATATTGCAAATAATGATATCGTAAATCACAAAGAGAGCGTAGTTGATCACTATAAAGACAACGAGATGGGTAAATTAATAATCAAAGAGTACCCAACAGGGTCAGCTAGCGTTTTAACTTTAAAGAACCATTTAGACAAATTACTTTTGAAAAATTTCAAGCCGCACATTATCATTGTAGATTATGCTGATATTATGAGATCAACAAGGTCTTTTGATTCTTTGAGGCATGAATTGAAATTAGTTTACGAAGAATTAAGAAATTTAGCTATGGAACTTAGCATTCCAGTGTGGACGGCATCTCAAGCTAATAGAGATTCAGCAAATTCTGATATTGTCGGACTCGAAAATATGTCAGAAGCTTATGGCAAGGCAATGGTTGCTGATTTGGTGGTTTCTATATCGAGAAAAGCTACTGAAAAAGCTTCTGGAAAAGGTAGACTTTTTATTGCAAAAAATCGAGCTGGGCGAGACGGCCTTCTTTTTCCACTCTCAATCGACACCGCGAAATCTAAATTCGAGATTTTAGATGAAAATCACCTTACACTAAACGAAGCAGTAAAACAAGATAATAATGAAATGAAAGATCAGCTTCGCCTTCGATGGCAAGAAGTGAGAGGAATACAGAGAAATGGCTAAAATCTATCAAAAGGAAGAGGTAATAAAAGAAACTAATCTATATTTTGGTGGAGATGAATTAGCAACTAGCGCTATAGTAAACAAATACTTGCTTAGAGACGCTGAGGGAAATTGGTTAGAAAAAAATCCAGACCAAATGCATAAAAGGTTATCTAAAGAGTTTGCTAGAATAGAAAAAAAGTATAACGGATCTAGAGCTCTTGACGAAAATCAAATTTATGATTTGTTAAAGAATTTCAAGCAAATTATTCCCCAGGGTTCTCCCATGTTCGGGATTGGAAATGATTATGCCATCGCAAGTCTTTCAAATTGTGTAGTTGTTGATTCGCCAGCAGATGATATAAGTTCTATTTTAAATCGGGGTAAAGATTTAGCGAATTTGTTTAAAAGAAGGTGCGGGGTTGGAATCGATATATCGACGCTCCGGCCAGAAGGGACTTTTGTTTCAAATTCTGCAAGAACAACAACTGGTGCTTGGAGCTTTGCAGATTTTTATAGTTACGTTTGTCGTATGATAGGTCAAAATGGTCGCCGTGGTGCTTTAATGATCACTCTCGACGTTCGTCATCCCGACATCGAAAATTTTGTAACTATGAAGCATGATCTCAAGAAAGTTACTGGCGCTAATGTTTCTGTAAAAATAAACGATGAATTCATGAGAGCTGTGGAAAATAAACAGCCATTTACTCTGCAGTTTCCAATAGACTCAGATAATCCAACTATAGTTAAAGAAATAGACGCGCAATCTTTATGGAGCGTTATTATAGATAGCGCTACGAAAACAGCAGAGCCCGGATTAATGATGTGGGATAATATCCTCGAAGATCTCCCGGCAGAATCTTATAGTAGCGATGGATTTAAAACGATTACCACGAACCCTTGCGGAGAAATTCCTTTAAGCGCTTACGATTCTTGCAGATTAATAGCCATTAATTTAACTAGTTTCGTAAACAATCCATTTGAAGCGAGCGCCGCTTTTGATTTTGAAAAATTCAAAATGATCTCAAGATACGCGATGAGATTAAGCGATGATCTTATTGATTTAGAAGCAGAAAAATTAAAAACTATATTGGAAAAAGTAGATACGGAAGATGAAAAAATTTTATGGACAAAACTTTTAAAAGCTTGCTTAAACGGTAGGAGAACCGGTTTAGGAACTCTTGGTTTGGGTGATGTATTAGCCTCTCTTGGTTTGGTTTATGGTTCTGAAGAATCTATTTTTCTTATAGAAAAGATATACGAAAGCTTAAAAATATCAGCTTATACAGAAAGCGTTATTCTTTCTGAAGAAAGGGGCCCTTTTAAAGTTTGGGATTGGGAAAAAGAAAAAGACAACTCTTTTATTAAGCGGCTCCCTGAAAGTCTCAAGTCTGCTATTAAAAAACACGGCCGCCGAAACATAGCTTGTTTAACAAACGCCCCTACTGGCACGTGTTCAATTGCAGCTCAAACTTCAAGCGGAATTGAGCCTATTTTTAGGTTAAGCTACACAAGAAGAAAAAAAATAAATCCAGACGAAAATGAAAAACCAGATTTCGTTGATAGCCTTGGAGATAAATGGAAAGAGTTTGAAATATATCATCATTCCGTAAAACAATACATGGAGATTAACAAAAAAAATAAAGATAATCTTCCAAACTATTTTATTACTTCTGAAGAAATTGACTGGTCTAAAAGAATCGAAGTTCAAGCTGCCATCCAGCGCCACATCGATCACTCCATAAGCAGTACTATTAATTTACCCGCCAACACTAAACCAGAAGTTGTCGACACCCTTTACAGAAAAGCTTGGAAGCATGGTTTGAAAGGGGTGACAGTTTACGTTGACGGATCTAGAGCTGGAGTGCTAATCACTAAAAAAGAAAAGAAGTCCAAACTACAGTACCACTCTGCTCCAAAAAGAGAAGAAATGTTGAGTTGTGAGATACATAGAGCTTCTATAACAGGAGATGATTGGACTATTTTAGTTGGGTTGTACGATGGAAAGCCATACGAAATTTTCGGAGGTCTTTCAGAATATGTAGAGATCCCTAGAAAGCATACTAGCGGAAAAATTAGAAAAAGGTCTAGAAAAACAGTAGAATCAAAATATGATCTAATTTTAGGTGAAGGAGAAGACGAATTAACTATAAAAGATGTAGTAAGCGTTTTTAGAAACCCTAACCATACAGCTTTTACAAGGACTATTTCACTGTCGATGCGCCACGGAGTGCCAGTCCAGTATTTAGTAGAGCAGCTTCAAAAAGATAAAGAAGCTGATTTATTTTCTTTCAGTAAAGTTATAGCTAGAGTGCTAAAAAAATATATTAAAGACGGAACAAAAGTAAGCAACGGAATCATAGATTGTAATTGTGAAAATAGAGAGCATTCTAAAGTGGTGTATCAAGAAGGGTGCGCTACTTGTCTGACTTGCGGACATGCTAAGTGTGGATAAATCTGTAACGGATAAAATTTATAAAAGTAGAGAAGAGAAATGAAGTGGATTACGAAAATATCTCCATTAGTTAAAGAATTTGAATTGAGAAAAAACCCGATTATTATTCGAGTAAA